CGTCGACATCCTCAATAGAGGTTTCCGTGTCTAACTGGGCATAGGCATTGTCTGCATTGAAACCTCGCAAGAACAATATGGGGGAGGAATTATCCAACAAGGGAATATCTCGTTCTCGCAGTAAAGTATGCATAATATTTTTGAACTGGTTGAATACTAATGGAAGTCGTAATATGGCCCAATCAGAGTGGGTCTTAGTCATATCACCTGGCATATGTAAAAAAGAATTCTTAAACCGAAAATAGGTGGAGACCCCATTATGTTTTACTCGGATCTCCTCATCTTCCTTGAACATTCGTGCAAAGTGGTTGGGAACTAAAACAAAGCGATCTTTTAAAGCTGTCCCTCTTAAAACTACAACCTCAGACGGACCTCGATGAAAGGACATGGAATTTTTTGACAAAGCCAAACGTTTTACGGAGAAATTCTCATCTATTCCTTCAGGGCACATCGCTCTAACCATCTCAGCTGAAGTATTTGTCTTAATACCATGATCTGCGAAAATTGCTTGCACTTTCATAGCCATTGCAGTCTTTCCTTTTGCTGATCCATCATACACTATTCCTTGTGGCGTCATTCGAACATGTTTTGTTGTCCTAGCGGACGGGTCATATGCTGGTAATGCTTCCATAATCAAAGCTTGTTCTTTTTGTACAGTTACAGCAATTTCTGACACTGTTTTAGCGAGTGCTCCTCGATATTGCTCTGGAGCTGAATCAATGAAAGCTTGAAGTGAATTTGTATCATAATCTAAAGATGGAATTACCAAGTGAGCACTTTGTACCAAGTTCTTAACTGCTTTAAATAGCTTAATTCCGGCATACAGAGTGCCTACTACCGTGAGTGCTTCTGCGATCAAAATCGCTCTATTCACTGTTTTGGGTGTGAAAAAATCAAAAATTCCCTCAGGTTGAAATGGATTTCCATAGCGGACAGTAAAGTCAAGGTCAAGATTTAATTGATCTTCCAAAATCTTGCCAGAATGATCATAGGAACTTGTCCAACCAACCAGGTCAAAATCAGAATCCAAGTCATCATAAAATCCTAAACGTTTGTAGTGTTTAGAAACACAGTTATTGTAACGATTAATACCACACTGGCGATAAACACGCTCCTGGGCTCGAATCGCTTCCCATGCCATATACTCCTCAGGCTCACAGGGATTAAAGTATTTCCAAACTGTAGTTTCCTCTGGTAACATCATTCCAGCATCCAATGCCTCTTCAAAGGTTCGCATATGCTTAGGAGTCAAGTCATTATAATCAAAATCAGCCACTGTCAAATCTAAGCCATTATTAAATATACGCGTGGCATTACAATATTTCCAAGTACGATACTTATCATAGTACAAGCGAACAGGTGAGCAACAAACAAATGGTGTAAAATAATAGGTTGCTTCAAAGTCTTGGTTTGGACGCGGGTCTAAAAGTCGAATGCTGTGTTTAATCTTCTTTCCTGAATATGGCTCTACCAACAAGCAAGTTTCTCGATGATCTTCAACAAAGAAATTAGGTTCGGGTTGTCGGAAATTCCAATCTTCAGCTCCTTCTGGTTGAAATTTATTTAATTTAAACTTTCTCTTATTCCGCTGATGTTCTACTTCCTCTTCAAAGGGGTGAATGCTATCATAAATCTTAGTGTCTAAAGGAACAGGAGAGGTTGGGACATCAATGTCCTCATCGAAAAAATTTGATGGGATATCTTCCATGTTTACTAAAGCCTCTTGCTCAGTTAAATGATTTTTAAAACGTTTAGAGCATAATCGTAACATTTCACAAAAGGTAAGACTATTGCCAATATTAGCTCGTGTGATTGAATCTCTCAATTGAAATCGTGAAAAATCATTTTTTGGATCAATGCGCCCATCACTTCCATCATTGCGAATAGTCAAAAAGACCATGTGACGTCGTCGCAGCATAGCATCAGAATTATTGATTTCTGAGGCTTTAGGTTGCTCGCAGTTTGAAGAGCATACAACCAATTTTATAGAGTCTGCTGTTAGGCCTTTTGATGTTAAATCGGCTTTTGGGATAGTCATTGAAACACATGATATGAGTGAAATAAATCGAGTGTGCTCAGATTCATT